TTAACCGCTATTCACCATTTTAGTGGATGGAATGTGGATGCCATTACTAAGCGGATTCAGGTGAATTGCGTCGCTAAGGTGGTCGGGTGAAAAATGCGCATATGTCATAGTCTGCTCAATTTTCGAATGTCCCAATATTTTATTTAACGTCAAGATATTCCCCCCATTGATCATGAAGTGCGCTGCAAAGGTATGACGCAAAACATGCGTAGCCTGGCCCTTGGGTAGATCTGGCTTTACCTCCTTTAGTACCTTGCGATATTCGACATAGTCAACGTCGAAGAGTCTGCCGGTGGTTTTGGTTTTGACGTATTTCATGACCTCATCAGAAATGGGGACGGTGCGCGCCTTCCCGTTTTTGGTTTTGGTAAACGTCACTTTTCCATGCATCATGTTCTGAGCCAGCATAAGCAGCGATTCCCCCCAGCGGCCGCCGGTGCTTAAACACAGAACAGTGAGGCGCCGGGCGTCACCACTTAAAGCTGAAAGCAGCCTTTCAATCTCTTCAGTACTCAGATAGGACATTTCGGGCCTTTCCTGCTTGAGATCTGTGATCCCTTTTAGTGGGTTCTCTGCGTGGAGATCTTCCGCTTCAGTCAATACACGGAATAGGCCTCGTAACGTACTCAAGTCGCGGTTAACAGTGGAAGCCTTAACCCCTTCATAAAGGCGCTGGCTTCTGTACTCAGCAATAAACCCCTTATTGATTTTTGAAAGGCGAGGGTTGCCCATATCACTAATTACCCGCTTAAGTTCGCGCTGGCGCTTCTCACCGTACTTATGGCTTCGGCCGTGCAGCTCCCACCATCTATCAAGCAGCTCACTTAGCCGCCTGTGATCGGTTGGTTTATCCAGCCAGTCTTTGTCATGCATATTGCTGATGACATATTTTTCAAAAGCAACAGCATCAGCTTTCTTTTTAAAAATCCGCTGTATACGACGTCCTGTCGCTCCACGCGGTCTAATATCCACTTTATAGCGTCCACCATCGAGCAGCTTAACGGTCATAGCTGTCACCTCTGGTAAACACGTGATCTTGTGTCACGTAACAGATAGTTACGCGATGATTTTCATAGAGATAAGCAAGAAAGATGCTCAGCCAATTTTCTGGTCTGAGGACTGAGACGTTGTTTCGTCTTGCCCAAAGTGTGCGAGAGCCGGCGCGATCTGACCGGATTCAGGGGCGATCTTTCCGGTCATGAACCACAGGGCATACTTTTCAAATCTCGGGGTATTTAAAATTTTCATCATTACGTCGCCTTTTGGTATTGATTCCCCAGTCTCATAACGCCAAAGCGCATTGTGAGGAATTCCAATAATTTCAGCAGCTTCGTTGCGGCTGGTAATGCGCTCGCTTTCCCTCATGAGCTTGAGGCGTTCACTAATTGGCAAATTCATATTGCGTTTTCCAAATGTATGATCCAAAATTCAAATGCAGATACCGTTTCAGGGGTAAAAAAAGCAGTAATACCCCAAACATGGAGATTATCACATGAAAGATGCAGTTTTGAGCGCGCTGTTTAAGATTCCAGATCCGATCACCGCTGATGAGTTTTCTCGTCGAACCGGCAAAACGGAGTCAGCCGTTCGTCACATGATGGATCGCCGCCTTTTACCTATGGTCACTGAGCGCGAAGTACTTGGCCCTGATGGCAGTACTCGCCGCCTCCTGATTCTGTGGAACGAATGGCTTGAGATGGTTCATGAAGCTACGTCAAAACTCCCTCCTGAGCGACAGGACTGGCGAGCAGGTTGGATCAAGAAAGCCAATAAGCTGGCGAATGATATGGGCGTAAACATGTTTGGTGGCGGGGCGGCAGCATGAATCGTTATTTGAAAGAAAGAATAGCAATGGGCGTCATAGGAATTAGCATCGCATGCATTAGTGCGATTGCATTCGCGGTAACCCTAAAACTTATCGACGTGTTTATTTCTTAAGGACGATCGGTAATGAATAAACGCTACTCACAGCATGGCAAGCACTCGGGGAGCATTTGCAGCACGCCACTTGATAACTTGCCGAAAGTTACATGGATTAATAAGCATGCTGGAATCTGTTGCGGCTTCACCATCCGCGTATTACCGCGCAGGGTAGGGAAGAAGCGCTATCAAATTATGAAAGATGGTGATTCTTTCGGAATTGATTTTGCGTTATCTGAAGCACGCAAAACGATAGGTCGCATTATTAATAACAACCGCTTCACTATTCATTAATTAGCCGAGGCAGAAAATGAAAAGAGAATACGCAGACAAAATTAATTCGCTGCTGCAATGCTTCCATTTCAACAAGGAGTTTCTGGAATGGAACCATGATTATTCCCATCAACTTTTACGCCACGGCGTATCCCACCTTTATCACTTCGCGATGCTCCAGGGCGAGAACGATGAGGCCACGCTGGAAGAACTGCGTAACATCATCATTTTGATCACTAATGGCGATATCCCGAAGCCATACGACCTGTCATCTATGGATGCTGAGCAACCGGAAGCAGCAAGCAAGACAGTGATGTTTTTTAAGCCGCTGGCGGTAACAGTGGAAGTTACACCAGAGATGCTTCAGCAGCTGAAACAGTCGGCCACGGTGTCAGCGCAGATGAAGCGCCCACGCCTCTATTAATCATTGGAGTCCGCCATGTTTACCGAAGAGAAAACATCGTGGGAACGTGAAATGCTGATACGCGAAGCGGTGGAAAGCGCAGAGCAGGGCTTCACCGTTCACCTGAAGAACGGCGCTCGCGTCAATGTCACCGCTGACAGCCCGTCGATAGACTTAATTATTTACGGTCTGGAGAAAACAATTCGCGGTAATCATGAGCGTGCGCGAATGACGTTTATCGACTTTTTGTATTACTGGCACGAAAGGTTATTTAAACAGGTTAAAAGAAAACCGCGCCCTAACCACTAATTAACCAGCGTTAAAAATAACGGCATTCATTTTGCCGGGGCTTCGTTTTGCCTTTTTCAGGAGGTCGCATGTCGATTACGTCAATAAAACTGGATGGCGGAATAAGCGATCCAGAGTTTGTAGAAATAAGCGCCAACGCTCGAAAGCACGAACGCGCTCACCTTTTTGGCCTGCTGCGTATTTTTGTCGTCCAGCTGAAAAAGGAAAGCGCCACCCCGGAAGAGATTTATTCATCAATCGAACAGTGGGCCGATGCCCGCGAGTTAACCATCACTGAGGAAAGCAAACAATGAACCACTTAATGATCGACATTGAAACGCTCAGCACCCAGCCGAATGCGGTAATTTGCGCGATTGGCGCGACCTTCTTCGAACCGTCAACCGGAAAAATCGGCCCTTCGTTCTATCAAACCATTGATCCGCGAACCTCGCAGAATCGCGGCGCGCATATCTCCGCCGACACGGTGATGTGGTGGCTCAGGCAGGATAAAGAACCAATCAGCGAGCTGGTAGGCGCGAAGTCGCATGAAATTGAGGTGATGCTGGATTTCGCCAAATTCATTGAAGGCGCATTCCCTGAAACCAAGAAAAAGAATCTGAAGGTGTGGTGCAAGGGCGGTTCGTTTGATTTCCCGATCCTCAAATCTGCATTTGAACGCTCATCGCTCGAAGGCGTTTCCATGCTGCCGTGGCTTTATTGGAATGAATGCTGCTTCCGCTCGCTGCTTACAGTGGCCGGAGCTATCGGTTACGCCCCCCATCCGCGCCGCTCAGTTGCACACAACGCCTTAACCGACGCCATCTATCAGGCCGAGCAGGTTTGCGAGATCTGGCAGCGCCTGACCTCCCCGCACCTCGAATCATTGTGAGGCGCGCAATGACTAAATCACCTATCAAATGGGCTGGCGGCAAAACCCGCGTCATGCCGCAGCTGCTGATGCAACTGCCGAAAGCCGATTGTTTAATCGAGCCGTTCGTTGGCAGCGGTACCGTGTTTATGAACACGGAATACCGCCGTTACATCCTCTGCGATAGCAATCGCGCTCTGATCAATTTCTTTCGTGTGCTGACTTCCAACACCGAGCGACTGATTGATACCGCTTGCGGAATGTTCCTGGATGGCAATAACGAAGAGCAATATTACAAGCGCCGTGCGCTATTTAACTCCATGCAGTGGAGCGATACGGGCAAGGCTGATACTGCTTTACTTTATGCCGCTTTGTTTCTGTATCTGAACCGACATTGCTTTAACGGGATATATCGCGTCAATCAGATGGGTGATCATAACGTCCCGTTCGGGAAATATGGCGCACCTTACTTACCGGCTGACGAGATGCGCCGCTTTGCCGAAAAGGCCAACGACACAAAAGCCGTTTTCATTGATGGCGATTTTCGTCACACCATCCCTTACGTTATGCAGCTGGCATATGACGCGGTTATTTACTGCGACCCCCCCTACATTCCAGCCAGCAAGACAGCCAACTTCACTGCCTACGGCAAGCCATTTACCCTGGACGATCACCGCGACCTGGTTGCAACCCTGCTCGATGCTCATCGCCAGCACGGCACCCGCGCGGTGATATCCAACAGCGACACCCCGGAAACCCGCGAGATCTACTCCGCTTTCAATCTCCACGCCTTCAGCGTTCGCCGCTCTGTCAGCGCCAAAAGCCGCGATATGGCCGGTGAAGTGATCGGCGTTCTTCGCGGCGATGTGGGTCGCAACTCTGGCGCATGTGGAGCTTGGACGAGCACCATTGAAAATCTGCGGCCGGCGGCGATATGGATCGGGTTTGACCTGGCCGCCGGATTCGATAACGGGGAGCCATCTGATGAACACGCTTGATGCCGTTGTGACACGAGTTTTGGACGTTCGTCCATATCGCCATTTCTGGATCGTCGAGGTGGAGGTGTTGAGCTGGGGCAGATACAGCAACACAACCATCATCCGCGATAGCGAAAAAGAAGCCCGCCAGGTTCAACCCGGCGACACGGTAACGATCTGAGGATCCGCAAATGAACGAAGAAACCAATTACCGCCGGTTCTGGCGAAACCTTGTGATCTGCTGTGCGCTTTGCTCGCTGTTGTTCTGGATCCCGATGGGCTATCTCGCCTTTCGTGTTGGCTCTGTGGTCTGGGATGCGCTGTGGTCTCTTATAAAAATGTAGTGAAATCAAAGGAGAAAACTAAATGGCTTTGTACGAAGAGAAGTATCAACTCAAAGGAAATGAGCTAATGAATCGGCTGCTGGAACAGGTTGATGCATGGAAATATGTCAATAAATACAAGTCAAAAAAGCAACAAAAGGCGGCATTTTGCCGCCAGAGCTTATTGCTTGAAAACGAACAATGAATCGTATTTTCCAGGATTAAGGTTATCTGCATGAAGATCAGTCAGCCCAAGCTTAGCAATGCCTTGAACGAGAGCCAGGTATGCGCCAAGACCATCAACAGTAATGACGCGGTAAATATCACCAGCTTCATTTTGAATCGCTGTCAGCATCGGCATGCCACCAAGTTCAGCATCCTTCGCTTTGCGGACTACTTCGGAGATTTTCTCATCAATGGAGGACTTCACTTTTCCTTCTACATATTTATCTTTCATTTTTATCCCTTTTTTGCTGTATGCGTTGGCAATACTAACCATCTGCTGCGTTTGAGGGCAAGAAAGTTTGCCGCACATGGCGAGCCAGAAAAGGCAGATCATGTCTGACTATTCCTCCTTAGTTTGGGAATGGAACGCCAAACGGCAGGCTATCAACCCCAACCACGTCTCAGATCCTCAAATTGAGTATCTCACCCCGAAAGGCGAGCGGAAGACGCTCGCCTATGCGGATTTGGTCGATACCGTTTATCGCACCCCCATGCGCCCGCGCGAAGGTGCCGCGCGTGAAGCATTCGACCGCAAGGGACGCGCCCACTACCTGCGCCGCCGGGTTCAGACTCTACCGGCGTTTATCCGCAAGCGGTTCTCTCTGCGCCTGGAATCGCTGGAGCGTCACGACCCAAAAGAGGCCGTGCGCTGGCTCTTCAGTACGTTTGAACGCCATGTCTTACGCCGTGTCGATGCGGTAAACGCACAATACCTACCGCAGGACGCGCTCCCGGCGATCCTTGCGCCCCTCCGTGATGATTTTCACCTGCTGCCTTGGGCGGACAAAAAACGCCTGAAACGACTGGCTTATAAGCTCGCCAACCTGATGAAAAGCGAGTTTATGCGCGAGTTTGATTTTCAGTATGAGAAAACCGCTGATGTTGAGTTTTCCACGCTTTACGCATACGGATTTATCGCCAGTAAAGCGACAGCGCTCAATATCGCGATCCCTGGCTGGAGCCGGTATTGCGAAGAGAAGCTGGAGGCCGAAGAGGCGCTGCGTGCCGTTGCGCGCCTTCAGTCAGAAAAGTGGTGGTTAGGTAAAATCCGCCGGATCCATGACTGCTGGCGCGAGCACCTCATGATCGCCGCTGGCTATGTCAGTAAGGTAGCCTCGCCGTATTGTTCTGATCCGTGCTTCAAAGAGTGGATAGCCCAGAAAAAAGCGAACTTTGAATACCTTCAGGCGATGGAACTGGAAGACCAGGACACCGGCGAGCGTACCTCGCTGCTTGATAAGGTCATGGGGAGTACGTCCAACCCTAAAAACGCCCGCGCCGAGCTGATGGTGCGCATGCGCGGTTTTGAGGATATGGCAAAAGAAATGGGCCTGGTTGGCATGTTCTACACGCTAACAGCACCGTCTCGCTATCACTCTTCACACGTAAAATCGGGCAAGCGCAATGACAAATATCGTGATGCCAGCCCGCGACTAACGCAGAAATACTTATGCAAAGTCTGGGCGCGCGTCCGTGCAAAATGGGGCCGCGAGGGGATCCGCGCATTCGGTTTTCGCGTTGCTGAACCGCACCATGACGGAACGCCACACTGGCATCTGTTGCTGTTTCTCCGCCCGGAAGAGGTGGAGTTTGCAACGGCTGTTTTCCGCAAGCATGCACTGAAAGAGGACGGCTACGAGCCGGGCGCGCAGGAGCACCGCTTTACCGTTACACCGATTGATGAAAAATTTGGCTCGGCAACGGGCTATATCGCGAAGTACATCTCTAAAAATATTGACGGTTACGGCATGGATGGCGAGTTAGACGACGAATCCGGCCAGCCCGTCAAAGAGATGGCAAAGCGCGTTCGGGCGTGGGCTTCTCGTTGGAGCATTCGCCAGTTTCAGCAGATTGGAGGCGCTCCCGTTACTACCTGGCGCGAGCTGCGCCGGTTGGGTAGCCGTGAGCTGGTATTGCATCCGGAACTTGAAGCGGCCCGCGCGGCAGCTGATGCGCCGGACTGGCCGGGATACACCAACGCCCAGGGTGGCCCATTTGTTCCGCGAGATTGCCTGCGCGTTCGCCTCAACTACGAATACACCGAGGATGGCAACGATTATGGTGACACGGTCGCCAAAATCACTGGTATCTACTGCCCGTATTCGGGCGGTGATTCTGTCATTTTCACCCGCACCACCGATTACAAGATTGTGCCGAAGCGTAAGCCGTCGCCGGTCGAGAATTTGACCTTAGAAGGCCGCGCAGCGGCCCCTCGGAGTTCTGTCAATAACTGTACGGGGCGCGCCAGATCGGACGAAAAACCACCGTCAGAAACGGCGGTGTCAGCTGATAAAACCGCGCCAGACGACAGTTCAGTGACAGAACTTCCGCTGAATATCGATGTTTTGAGGCGATATTCACGCCAGCAAAGGCAGGAAATCACCAGTCGCCTCAGAAAATCAGCCCGGGAAAGCTCAGATCAAGCCTTCACGCGTACCGCGCGCGTTCTGCGCACGTCGATTGATGACGAAACTGCGCTGATGTGGGGCCCGAAAGTTACCGCTTCGAAAGATATGACTCTGACGACAGAAGAGGCAGAGCGTCGCTGGCGCGAACAGCTGCGGATTGAGGCAGAACAGCGCGCGGATCACTACGCGGCCGCAGTTGCGGAGTACCAGAAGAAAAAGGCAGAAGCCGCATTACGCCAGGCGCAGCAAAAAGAAGCGTCGCAAAAACACGGCGTCTCCGAAGAGATGATCGCGAGCATCGGCGCGCAGCTCCGTGATTGTCGGATTTTCGTCAGTGATGAAGTTGTGCTATCAGTCGCGGGTGGTGCTAGAATTCACTACAAAGGAGGTAAGCTTGTCGTGCGCAACGGAATTTTGCGAAATGTACAAAAGTGCAATAAAGAGTCAACCAATGAGTACATCTTGGTAATGGCTCTGATTAGGCGCTGGAAATGTGCGATAAGGAAGAAAAAAATATAAACTAATTCATTAATATATTAAACATAGAGTAAGGAGTGAAAAAATATGAAACTCTCCAATCGCCTCGACAAGCATACAGTCATGATTAAATGCAATAATGGATCTGTTGGCACAGGTTTTTTCTATGGGGTAGAGCATCATAGCGGAGTTGGTCATAACTTCTTTATTGTTACTAATAAACATGTTGTTAAAGATGCAGTATCAGCTATGCTTATGACCAGAATGGCTAATGCTGGAACGGGTGATATTGAAAACAATAAAAGCGTTCTAATCGAAGATCTTCAAACTATACTGATTCCCCATCCAGGTGATGTAGATTTATGCGCAATACCAATAAATAAGGCAATAATTGAATTCCAAAAAAATAATATGACACTGCATTTTTTCCCATTTTTCCAGTCTGAATGTTATGAACACTATGAGCATAAATCCTCACTAACATCTGTTGAGGATGTTTTTATGACAGGATATCCAACGGCATTATGGGATCATGTAAATAATAAGCCCATCACAAGAAAAGGCATTACCGCATCAGATTGTAAAGAAAACTGGCAAGGGAAAAAGGAGTTTTTAATTGACATGGCTTGCTTTCCTGGGTCAAGCGGTTCACCCGTGTATATATACAATAACGGAACCATTATGATTGACGGGGATATTTTTGGCGGGGAAAGACTTATTCTATTAGGGATTCTTCGCGCAGGACCATTATTCGAAGCCGGTGGTAGGGTGGAAATAACTAATGTTCCATCATCTGTTAAGGCAATCTCAGAAACTAGAATTCCAATGAACCTTGGCGTGGTTATAAAAGCAGAGGAGCTTGGTTTCCTCAGAGATAAGAGAGTTTAAATTTAGATGTAAATACAATAAAAACTAATTCACTTGGTGCCTAAAAAGGGCGCCAAGTGTAGTTTTCATTTTTCGAACGATGATTATTACTGTGTTAATAATCCTATGCTCTGAATTGCACAAAGTTGCACAAAGTTGCACAATTTTTATAACCTCATTTTTGCCCCGCAGCACCAGCACTGGCGGGGCCTGGGCGGTCTGCACAAAGTGCACAAAAAGACGCAGGTTTAGCGCGCAGGCGAGGCGGGGGAGCAAGCGCGCGCTTTGGGGGTAGGGAAGGGGTCGGCATACCTCGCCAAAAGCCGTCTGCCGGGCGCGCACTATCGCGGTGCATCAGGCCCGCGACGGCGTGACCGGCCTTCAGAATGACGCTGGCGGCGTCTGGTTGGGGATATGACGTTGAGGTTTTGCGGGTTGGCCGATATGGCCAGGAATGGTGGTGATGTGGGTCGGTACCGCACCGCCGGGAATGGCGGTGCAGCCTGGTGTCACTGCGCGAGCAGGGCGTAAGGGTTGAAGCGGATCACCTCTTCGCCCAGCCAGTCGTTAACATGCTTCATCGCTTCCATGACCGGTGTCAGCTCATTAACAGCAAAGACTTTTGCTGCCTTCTCGACGTCGCCGAATGATCCGTTACCTTCAGGGATGGCGCCCATCAGTTGGGGCGGCACGCGGTGAGCAGCCAGCATGTCATCGCGCGTAGAGGACTTCACGCCGACAAACTCATCCTTCGCCGATATCTGACTGAAGGGCAGGATCTGCACCGAGTCCTTACCGCCACCTGGAGCATGCAGCAGGACGTTCTTGAATGCCCCGCCGCGACGGGTGTCAGTCAGTGTTTTCTTCAGGCTGTCAATGCTCTCCTGATCGGCCATCGCGCTGTTAACGTAAACAATGCAGCCTGCGTGCGACCCGTTGTCGTAGTAGAGCTTGCGGAACTTGTCGGCGGAGTGTGCCAGGTTGGCCGACAGCAGGCCGGCGAAATACTCCGGCATCCCGTAGATCTCCTGGTGGATGTCCGGGTTGAGCACATGACACACTGAACCAGTCTCGAACTGGTGATCGGTAAGCCCGGACTGAATAAACCAGTAAGTATCGAGGTCGGAACCGCGCCGGGTGTACTTCGCCAGTGAATTACGAAAGCCCATTGGCCCATGCAGGCGGTTGCGGCGCATCTCAAGGTACGCATTGCCGAACACAAACCAGTCGAGCGCAAAGGCGCTGAACGCCTGGCGCGATAGCAATTTATGCGGGATAAAGCACCCGGCCAGTACGTTACGCTTGAAGAACAGCGCCGACTGGTGCCAGCTCGCATACCCGAACTGACGGGCGAGCCCGTACCAGCTAATCGGCGTCTCGTAGTACCGGCCATTGTCGGCACAGTACATGCTATCCAGCAGATCATGAGCACCGGTCACCGGCCAGGGGCCATCGAACGTGAACGCACTGAGGCCGGGCGCTGATTTCAATGCGTCGGCAAGATCGGCTTGCTCTCTGGCATACTGCCTGCCGCGCGGGGATTTTCGTCTGCTCATCAGTACTCCATAACAGTCATAGTGTTTCCGCCTTCCTGACCCAGCGGCTCGTTAACGGTGGCGAGCATCGTCGCCCAGGCGAGGTCGCCATGACTCACGCCACGGGCGCGGTCGGTGTCGTAGGTGATGACGCCGCCGGGTGTGACCACCTTACGCACGGCACTGAAAGCGGTGATCAGGTCATATTCGCCGCGGTCATACTCCCAGCGACCGGCGCGAACCAGTTGCAGCATTTTCAGTACCAGCATGCGCTTACTGGCTGGCGAGAACTGGTAGCATACCGCCGCAGGGAATCGCTTCTTCACGAGCTGATACACCGCCTCGCCGATGCCGCTCCCGTCGATACCGATGTGCTGCACGTTGTAGCGTGTGAGCATGTTAATAATCATGGCGGCCTGCGCCTCAAACTCCATGCCACGTACGCGAATGGTTTCAATCGTGCGGAACTTGCCGCCGGGGATCAGTGGCGCCGCGTTAACAGAGATGGCCCCGCTATCACCCTTGCCGCTGGCCCCGTTGGGGTCGTAGCCAATCCACACCGGGCGATCGGCCATTGGCCGCATGGCGTAAGGCTTCCAGTCCGGCCACTCGTCGTAACCGTCCGCGCCGCAACTCAACAGCATGTTGTAGTCAAAGGCGGTTTCACCATTTTTGATGAAGGTGCAGGCGTAGAGGTTGTCGTACTCTTCAGGGCTGTTTTCGTCGCGGATTTCGTCAATGTCAGTCAGATCCCAGCCGTTATCGACAGCATCCTGCAACGTGACAATCTGGCGCCAGATTTTGTCCGGGCACATCAACCCGCTGTTAAGCGTCTTCCAGGACGTGTCGAACTCCACGCGCTTGCCGTGGCTGCGGCCTTTGTTGAAGGCTTCACCTGACCAGAAGGGGTACGCCTCGTGACTTTCAGCCGATGGTGTGGAGAAATAGGTGCGCGTCAACCCCTTCAGGGTCGCCATCGCACCGGCTACTTTCTTCAGGTTGGCAAACTGTCCGACCCAGAAAAATTCGTCAAAGTACAGGTTGCCGGTGTATGACTGCGCGGTTGCGGCAGACGTGCCGAGAAAGTGCAGCTCCGCGCCGTTGAACAGCTGGATCATGTCACCACCCTTTAGCTCAACATCCACTTCAGCAGCAGCGGCACGAATGAAGCTGCGAAACTGGTACGCCTGGCGACGACTCGCCGACAGGAAGATCTGGTTGAGCTGGTGCTTGTATTTCACGTCACCCGTTAGCGCACGCAGCAGCGCTTCGCGGGCGAAATACCACGTCGCACCAATCTGACGACTTTTCAGGATGGCCCGGTTGCGGTGGTGGTGATTCTCGTACCAGCTCTTCTGATGCCAGTGCAGCGAGTCGATGATGTTGGCCCGCAGCGTGGCGATCTGCGCCTCTGAAAAAAAGTTCTGTTTCTTGCGGATCTTCTTCTTCGGCTGCGTCACTGGCGTGCCGTTATCCAGCTTTTTGAGCTGTCGCGTCAGCAGGTCAATTTCCTTGAAGTCGCCACCGGTTTTTGTGTCCTTACTGGTGAGCTGGATCAGTCGGGCATCAATAGACGTCGTAACGCGCTGGATTGGTGGCGTGGTGTCCCATTCGTCACGTTTTTTCCATGAGTAAATCGTATTCTGATTGATACCCATCAGGCGCGCGATCTCCGCCGGGGGGTACCCCTGCCAGTAGAGCTGCCGCGCACGCTGCATGATGAATGCTTCTTCAATCGCCATTTGTCCTCCTCGCTTCCTGCCGGGGAGATTAACCCGCGCGCGCGTACCCTTTCGCCCGCTTTTGGTTGTGGCAATTCCCTCACAACAACAACGCGTTGAGCGCGTGCGTCGCCGCCTGCCATCATCTCCGGGAACTCAAAAAACCAGCGAGTAAACGAACATGGCAGGCACAGCTAAACCCCGTAAGAAGTTTCGCGTTGCCGTCTCCGGCAATACCGTCGATGGCCGCGAAATCCAGCCGCAGCACCTCCGCGACGCAGCGGCGAACTACAACCTTGAGGTGTACGCCGCACGCGTCAACATTGAGCATATTCTCTCCCCGTATCCCGGCAGCGATTTTGGCGCGATGGGGGATGTTGTGGCGCTGAGCGCCGAGGATATTACCGAAGGGCCGCTGGCCGGTCGCACTGGACTTTATGCGGAGATCGAACCCTCCGAGCGCATGAAGCAGATGACCGATAAAGGTCAAAAGGTCTATTCCAGTATTGAGCTGCATCCGCAGTTTGCCCTTAACGGCAAGGCTTACATGATGGGCCTGGCGATGACCGACACCCCGGCAAGCCTGGGTACTGAGCGCCTGAAGTTTGCGGCACAGCAACGCGCCTCGGTGATGGCCTTCAACAACCAGCAGGTGGAAGCGCCGATGATCACCGAGGCGATCGAGGCCGAAGTGATTGAACTGGCCGCCCAGCGCAGTGATGAGGGCAAGCAGTGGTTTAACCGCGTAATGGGCATTCTCGGTAAGGGCCAGAAAACCGACGATCAGCGCTTCGGTCAGGTACATCAGGCTGTTGAAGCCGTGGCGCAGTCTCAGGTCGATCTTGGCGAGCAGTTCAGCGCTGCCGAACAGGAACGCCAGCAGGATAAGGCCACCATCCAGAAGTTGACCACTGACCTTGCCGCACTGCGCCAGCAACTTGAAGGGACGGACGGCAACTTCAGCCAGCGCCCGCCAGCTGGCGGCGGCGACAGCGCGCAGCTCGCTGACTACTGATATCCATAACGAGAGATCCCGCATATGAGAAACCCTACCCGTAAGCTGTTTGACAGCTACGTTGCCCGCCAGGCGCAGCTTAACGGCGTCAGCGCCGCCGCCGTTGCGGCACAGTTCAGCGTTGACCCGACTGTACAGCAGCGCCTTGAAGCTGCCGCACAGCAGGATGATGCCTTTTTGAAGCTGATTAACGTCTTTGGCGTGGAAGAGCAGATCGGTCAGAAAATCCTGATCGGCAGCAAAGGCCCGCTGGCAGGCGTCAACAACAGCACCACCAACCGTCGTAATCCCGGCGCTAACGACAAGATGGACCCGTACAACTATTTGTGCCGCAAAACTAACTACGACTATGCCGTGAGTTATGCGCAGATGGATGCATGGGCGCATCAGCCGAACTTCCAGCCGCTGATTAGCTCGGCGATGGCCCGTCAGATGTCGCTCGACCGCATTATGATCGGCTTTAACGGAGTCAGTTACGCCGACCCGTCAGACCGCGCAGCGAATCCGCTGTTGCAGGATTGTGGTATTGGCTGGTTGCAAAAAATCCGCAACGAAGCGGCGCACCGTCGTATTACCGGTGTCACGATCACGTCGCGTGATGAAGACAACAAAATCACTGCGAAAGGCACATACGGCAACATCGGCGCTGCGGTTTATGACGCGAAAAACAGCCTCATGGATGAATGGCACAAGCGTAACCCCGACAACGTGGTGATTTTGTCCGGCGATTTGCTGACAACCAGCAATTTCCCGACCATCAACGCCATGAGCCAGACCAACCCGAACACCGAGATGCTGGCCGGTCAGCTGATTGTGGCGCAGGAACGCGTTGGCAACATGCCGACCTTTATCGCGCCTTACATGCCGGGTAACGCCATCCTCATCACGCCGTTTAAAAACCTCTCGATCTACTACCAGCGCGGCGGCCTGCGCCGGACGATCAAAGAGGAGCCGGAATATAACCGCGTGGCAACGTACCAGTCCTCTAACGATGACTTCATTGTTGAAGACTACGGCGCAGTGGCTTTTATCGACGGCATCACTTTTGCTGAAGCGCCGGCAGGCGGGCAGTAATCACACACAGGGCGGGCCACGGCCCGCTGTTATTCGGGGATGAGTCAATGCTGACACCTGCACAACGACATTTTCAACGCGTCATGGCTGAACGTCATGGCAAAACCGACGAGCAGTCGGATACCGCGCGGACAGCGCACGAGCAAATCATGCACCGGCTGCGCATGGATCAGAGTGCATTAAAGCGAGTGCAGTCTGACCAGGCGAAAGCGGCGATGAAACGCCAGTTGCTACCCCATTACGAGGGCTGGATCGAGGGGACGCTCGACGGCGACAGTGGCCGACAGGATGAGGTGATTGTCACCCTGATGGTATGGGCGATTGATGCCGGTGATTACGTCCTCGCAGCACGTATTGGCCGCTATGTCGTGGCACATGGTCTGCTGATGCCTGATCGCTTCAACCGTACAGCCGCAACCATCCTGGTCGATGAAATCTGCGATCCGATTCTGGTGCAGGTCAAGGCCGACGATACCACCGACGTTACGCCATATCTGGCGGTGCTCGATGACGTCGCGGACTTTACCGCCGACAGCGATATGCCCGACGTGGTTCGCGCCAAGCTGTGCAAAGCGCGTGCCTTTGCGCTGCGTAACGGCACAACCGAAGAGCAGGCCATCGCGCTGGCGTTGCTGCGTCAGGCGCTGACCCTGGACGCGGGCGCCGGGGTGAAAAAAGAGATTGAACGCCTTGCCCGCGCGGTGAAAAAAGCCTCCGCAGAGGCGGGCGCAGGCGGGGGCGGTAATGCTGATGGTACCGATGGCGGCGATGGTGCTGAAGGCGCTGGCGATGCTGGCGGAGATACCGCAGCGGACGGCGCAGGCACAGGCGAAGCTGCAGCATCGTCAGATCCGGCAGTAGCGGCCAGCACCACAGCGACAAAGCCAGCCCGCACCCGCGCACCACGTAAACCGGCAGTGCGTAGAACAGCAGCGAAAAAGACGCCTGCCGCAAAAAAATAACCGACTTGCGCCCCGTGCGCTGGCGGCGCGGGCGGAGATCTGCAACGCATTGCGTTTACTTTTCTCCGTCCGCTCACCGCCACCTATTCAGGAGACGACGCGATGAGCCTTGTAGCCGGTCGCACTGTTACCCCCTCCACGGAGGATGTGCCGGACACTGACGACGGTGGCGAGAAAGTCACTGCGGGGGCGTTCTGGCCGGAAATCGCCTTGCGCGATGTGCGCATGGAGATGCGCATCAATGGCGCCGTGACCACCTCGCGCCTGAAGCAAGCCGTGATCGAAGGGGTATCTCACACCCTCGATCAGCTCGCTGACTGGCAGGCCGACCAGCTCGCTGCGGGTTACACCCAACTGGCCGACGTCCCGGCGGTAAAAGTTAACGGCGAAAGCGTGAAGGTGCATCGCTACCGCCGCGCGGTGTTCAGCATCGCCCGCGCGCACATCCTCGGCACAAACCGGGATGTGGACACCACTGGCGACGCAGGGGAGAAGCGCGCCGCCGCGCTGGCCTCACAGGCCGATGATATGTGGCGCGATGCCCGCTGGGCGATATCCGACATTCGCGGCACCGTGCGCAATTCTGCGGAGGCATTCTGATGAAAGTGCAGGCATTGCAGGGCGATACCGTGGATTTGTTGTGTCAGCGCCACTACGGAACCACGCAGGGCGTGACCGAGAAAGTCCTCGCCGCGAACAAAGCGCTGGCCGGTCAGATCTTTCTCGACGCCGGCCAGGTCGTGGAGCTGCCGGAAATCAGCACTCCAGCGACACAGGAGACCGTGCAGCTATGGACTTAATCAACCGAATCTGGAATGGCGTGACGTACTCCTGGTCAACGCTGCTGACCAGCATCGGCGTCATGACGCAAAAAGACTGGCTGGCTGCTATTGGCGTGCTGATCGGTATTGCGGCGGCCCTGCTTGGTGAGCTGCATCGTCGCCGCATGGCACGTATTCAGGAAACCAATAACTCATTGCTGAACGAACTGATCGACGCGATTCGTGACGACACCGAGAACCGCCAGGACGTCAAAGAACTGATCCGCACCATCCGGGAGGCACCACGATGAAAAAGGGAGTTATTGCCTGTTCCATCGCCGCGATCATCTCGCTGGCCGCCACGCTGTGGCCGCAGGCGTTGCGAACCAGCCCGGAAGCGCAGCTGAAGATGGCAAAGTACGAGGACTGCCGCAAGACCCCGTACTACTGCCCGGCGGGTGTACTGACAGTGGGGATTGGCTCCACTTCGAAGGTGGAAAATCGCCAGTATGTCGAGGGTGAGATCGCCGAGCGCTGGGTTAACGACCTCCTGCGTGCTGAGAAATGCACCAACCGTGAGTTTAACGGCGCCGCTGCACCGCAGAAGGTTTTCGAGAGCATGACCGATGGCAACTTTAACGTCGGCTGCACCGGGCTGGGCTGGTACACCAACAGCAAGGGCCAGAAAGTGCGAACCACCCTCTGGCGTGATGCACAGGCCGGTAACTGGCGGGGTGTTTGTGAGCGGCTGACGGACTTTGTGAACTCCGGCGGCAAGCGCCTGCAAGGGCTGGTCAACCGCCGGGAGGAGTTTAAGGCCTGGTGCCTGTCTGATCCGGCGCTGAAGGGGGCGAAATGAAAGCGACCGCCATTCTCGCCATCGTGATGTTTGCCCTGCTGATTGCCGCCGTCAGCGGCCTTGCGTGGCAAAGCCATAAGCGCGAACAGGCCGAAAAATCACTGACCAGCACCCGGGAAGAACTGAAACAAACCGGCGACGTGCTGACCGAGGTCAGGGCGCTACGCCAGGACGTCAGCCTGGTGGAAGCCGGACTGAAGAGACTGAACCAGCAGCGCAATACAACAGGAGAGCACCGACGTGAAAACATCAAAACCGCACTGGCCGGTGACCCCTGCGCTACTGGTCCTGTGCGCGCTGCTGTCGCTGACGGCCTGTACCAGCGAGCCGAAGAAGTCACCGCCGCAGATTATTCAGGAACCCTTACCCGAAAGCCTGACGGCAAAAACTGACGTCCCGCCCCCGCCAGCTAGGCCGATGACGTGGGGCGGACTTGCCGTCTGGACAGATTCATTACTCGACGCGCTGGATACCTGCAATGCCGATAAGGCGGGGATCCGTGAGCTGGAACTACGGCGTATCGCCAGGGGGATAAAGTGAAAAAAGCCGAGCTGATGCGTGACGCCCTGACAAGAAACAATACGTGGTGTAAGGCGAACCCGGAGCTGTTCATTGTGTGGGTGGAAAAGGGGCACATCCAGATCGAAGCGACCGGCGAAGCCTCGTTTATGTACCACTACACCATTCAGGTACTGGCGGTGGATTTTCCCGGCCAGATTGATGATCTCATGCTACCGCTGCTGGCGTGGGCATGGGAGCAACAGCCCGATCTCCTGCTGAACCCGGACAATAACCGCAAGGTGGAGTTTGACGCCGATATCGTCAATGACGACGTCGCCGACATTCTGTTTAAGGTGCCTGCCTGGGAGCGCGTCATGGTAACAAACAGCAATGGCGGGCTGAAGGCGGAGCATCTGGCCGAACAGCGCCCACGCTTCAACGGTGGCGAGTGGGAAATGGTCTTTGATCCGGAATCCGGGGGAGTACTGGCATGAGTGACAATGACGCCATTTTCCATCAACTTGACGCGGTTTTTTCGGCCATCCTGTCGGGTACGTCACCGGCAGGGCGTCAGCGTACCGCCCGCAGCGTCGGCACGATGTTGCGCCGGAGCCAAAGTCAGCGCATCGGCAGGCAGGAAGCGCCGGACGGGTCGAAGTACCCGAAGCGCAGTCGCCGTGTACAGCACTTGCAGGCAGGAATTAGCTTTACCTGGCAGGGGGATACGCGTCGCCTGCGTAACTGGAAAAACACTCGCGGTCGGCATGGTCGCATGCTGACCGGATTTGATGAAGATCGCGGCGCCGTGCGATCGTTCTATCTCAATGATATTGAGCGCTATCTCAACATCAGCTTTAACGAAAGGCGCCAGAACATCACCAAACCAGATCCCATGTTCCGCCGCCTGCGTACAGCGCGATTTTTGAAGACCCGCGCCACTGCTGACGGTGTCGAAGTGGGGTACTCAGGCGTGGCCGCACGTATCGCCCGCGTCCATCAATTCGGCCTGCGTGACAAAGTCAACAGCAGCGGCGCAATGGCGACCTATCCTCGCCGCGAGCTGCTGGGCCTGAGTAAGACTGACCGCATGGCGATAGCTCGCCAGGTGATCGACTCGCTGGGTGTGCGCTGATGGAAATTGCCGAGCTGATCCGCCTGCTGGAGAACATTGTCCGCACCGGTACGGTGACGGAGATCGACGAGGAAAAATGGCGCGTTCGCGTGCAGAGCGGAGGACTGGAAACCACCTGGCTTCGCTGGAACGCACAGAGGGCCGGGGCGTTTAAGGTCTGGGTGCCGCCATCAATCGGCGAGCAGGTCTGGTTCCTGTGCCTGGGCGGCAATACCGACGTCGCTTTTATCGGCGGGAGCCTGTACAGCGACGACAACCCGGCACCAGGCGCGACGCGCAAAGAGATGGTGGTGACGGCGCCGGACGGCGCAAAGTTCCGCTATGACGCGGAGGCGGGCGCATTGCAGGTGCAAGGCATCAAGTCGGCAGTGATTGAGGCGTCGGTAATTGTCACCCTGGATACACCAGAGGTGAACTGCACCAACCTGTTGCGCGCCAAAAATCTGAACATAACCGAAGGTGGAAAGATGCACGGCAACTTCAGCCATACCGGCGGTAAGTTCACGTCAAACGGTGTACAGGTGGACGACCACAACCACGGCGCTGTTGAGCGCGGCGGAAGCTGGACGGAGGGTACGCAATGACAGAGCGCTATCGCGGTATGAATGCCGCAGGCACCGGCACGCTGACCGACGAGGATCATGTGTGGCAGTCGGTTAACGACATTTTGCTGACGCCAGTCGGAAGCCGCCTGATGCGCCGAAATTACGGCTCACTGTGCCCTGACCTGATCGACAGCCCGAAAAACGACGTCACACGGCTGCAACTGATGAGCGCAGCAGTCATCGCGTTGGCCGCATGGGAGCCGCGTATTGTGCTGGATACCATCAACGTGACTTATTCAGCCAGCGGTGCTGTGACTGCCGCACTGTCCGGCATGCTGACGGAAACCATGGAAAAAAGCACCCGCGCGGTGACATTAAGGGGCGCCAATGCCAACGATTGATCTCTCACAGTTGCCGAAGCCGACCATTATCGAAGAACTCGACTTCGAGACGATCCTGGTTGACGTCAAAGCGCTGATGGTAGCGGCATTTCCTGCCGATCAGCAATCAGCCGTTGCCGCCGCGCTGGGTCTGGAGTCAGAGCCACTAAACATCATCGCCCAGGCGATGGCATACCGTGAGCTACTGTTGCGCCAGCGCATCAATGAGGGAGTAGCGGCCTGCATGCTCAGTCATTCGACTGGCGACGATCTGGACAATATTGCGGCCAACCTGGACACAGAGCGGCTCATCATCACGCCAGAGACCGACACCACCGACGCAGTAACGGAAAGCGACGAAGCGTTACGCCTGCGTGCACAGGCGGCCTTTGAGGGGATGAGTGTCGCCGGGCCATCGGCGGCCTATGAGTATTTCGCGCGCAGCGCCAGCGGAAAAGTGGCGGATGTTAAGGCATCCAGCCCGGCACCGGCGGAGGTGGTCATTGCTGTACTGTCTACAGAGGGTGACGGCACCGCCTCGCCGGAGCTGCTGGCCGACGTCGCAGAAGCGGTAAACGATGAGGAAGTGCGCCCCCTGGGGGATCGGGTCACGGTGCGTAGCGCCGAGGTTGTCGATTACGAAATTAACGCCACGCTCTATCTGTACCCAGGGCCGGAGTCAGAGCCGATCATCAACGCCGCTGACGCATCGCTGCAAAAGTTTCTGAAACAGAACAACAAAAAAATCAGTCGCGACGTCGCGCGCTCCGCTATTTCGGCGGCGCTGCATGTCCAGGGGGTGCAGCGAGTGGTAATAAATTCGCCTGCGAACGATATCAAAATCAGCGACGTCCAGGCCGCACGCAATATCGGTTATCACCTTGAAAACGGCGGAACGGATGAATAGCACGTTACTGCCGCCGTCCTCCACTGCATGGATGCGCAGCACAGAGGCCGCCACGGCGAGGCTTTCCGGGATAACCGTCGCGATACGCACGCTGTGGACGCCGACCGCCTGCCCGATTGATTTACTGCCGTATCTGGCCTGGGCGCTGTCTGTTGATCGCTGGGATAAGGACTGGCCAGCAGAACGAAAAATAGCTGTTATACAGCGTTCGTACTGGTTACACCGCCGCAAAGGCACTCGCGCAGCGGTACGGCGCGTGATCGAGGACATGGGGTTTTCTGCCACGTTCGCCGAGTGGTTCGACGTCGGCGACCAGCCGGGCACCTTCCGGCTTGAAGTGGATGTTAACGAGGTCGGACTGACGCCGAAAACCCTGGACGAATTAAACCGCCTGATTGGCGATGCAAAACCAGTCAGTAGGCACCTATCGCTAATGACCATATCGGCCAGTTCACGGGGAAATGTCTGGGCGGGTCTGGCCTTATTTGACGGGGATATCATCAGTGTTTATCCGCCAGGATATGAGCCAAACGACAGCATTCACTACGACGCACAGCAGTATTTCTTCGGCGATATATATTTTTCAGGAAAATAATATGAATATTTCAGAATTAACTAGGTGGGATGATCATATATATCTAATTGCCAGGAATGACAGGGTTGAGGGCGGCACAAGTGGAGTCGCCAACACTCAGGCAAAACAATTGGCAAATCGTACCAGGTGGCTAAAAACCCTGATAGAATCAGCGGAGGATTACCGGGAGTACACTTTTTACAAATCAGAGCAGGATCCAGACGGTACAATATCCGGGCGCGCAAATACTCCAGAAGGGAAAATATTTCGCGTAACTCAGAGTATAAATGATACGCTTGCATTTATTTACTATCTTAATTACCAGGGGCAAGCCATTCCCCTAACTGCGCTGCTGGGACGTGGATCTATAACTAACAATATCAGACAATATCCATCCCTACCCATAGCTCAGCATGACATAGAGGCGGGGAATATACTGGATGGTTCGAAATTCTATATAACGAATCCTGATAATGACATTCTTGTAGATGAGTTCGTAAACAATGGCGGGGCGCCAGAGGCTACTGGGCGCATCGTTTTGGATGGATCACTGTTAAAGCCTTTAACTGATGCTGTTATTTACTCTGAAAGTGACGAATTTTCGCGATCGGGGTATCTGTCAGCCGTTATTTCTTCCGATCGGTTTATTATCAATGCGGTTAGATATGATGGATCATTTTATGTTCCTGAGCTGAAGGCTCCAGGGTTAAATGTTGATGAGTTAAATAGCATCGTCCACGAACTGAAGTTTTTAGACCCAGTTGAGTTTTTGCGATCGGGATATCTGTCTGCGGTGCTGTCAGCTGACAGATATATTCTGTCTGCGGTGGCGCTGGATTCCGATGTTTATATACCCGTCATTTCTGACTCGGTCGGTGTTATTGAATCGCGCGAGTTCGCCCGCAGTGGTTTTATCAACGCAGTTATTTCAGGAGATCGATTTATTATGGCGGCCAGGACTACTGACGGAAACGCCCAGGAGGGGAGCAGGGAAATTCGC